TGGTGAAGTTCAACCCCGGATACCACTCTTACAGCAACGCTGTTGGTCTGTAAAAGGAGCTAAATCATGGCTATTTCACGCGCACAACTACTTAAAGAACTCTTGCCCGGTCTGAACGCTTTGTTTGGACTTGAGTACGCCAAATATGGTGAAGAGCACAAAGAAATCTACGAAACAGAATCTTCTGAGCGTAGTTTTGAAGAAGAGACCAAGCTGTCTGGATTCTCCGCCGCTCCGGTGAAGAACGAGGGCTCTGCCATTGCTTATGACAATGCGCAAGAAGCATGGACTGCACGTTACAACCACGAAACAATCGCGATGGGTTTTGCCATCACTGAAGAAGCCGTGGAAGATAACTTGTATGACTCTTTGTCAGCACGTTACACCAAGGCTTTGGCCCGTGGTATGGCGTACACCAAGCAGGTTAAGGCTGCCTATGTATTGAACAACGCGTTCAACTCTGCGGTTACCTACGGCGACGGCGTTACCTTGTGTAGCACTGCTCACCCACTGATCTCTGGTGGCACCAACAGCAACCGTCCCACAACTGGCGCTGATTTGAACGAAACTTCGTTGGAAAACGCAGTTATTCAGATCGCTGCTTGGACAGACGAGCGCGGTTTGCTGATCGCTGCTAAGCCTAAGAAGCTGGTCGTACCCCCTGCTTTGCAGTTCGTTGCTACTCGTTTGTTGGAAACCAGCCTCCGTGTTGGTACCGCTGACAACGACATCAACGCGTTGAAAAACAACGGTTCGATCCCAGAAGGTTACACAATCAACCACTTCTTGACCGACACAAACGGTTGGTTCTTGTTGTCTGACGTGCCTAACGGCTTGAAGCACTTCGTCCGTATGCCTTTGGCTAACTCCATGGACGGTGACTTTGATACTGGTAACGTCCGTTACAAGGCTCGCGAGCGTTATTCGTTCGGCGTGTCTGACCCACTTGGCATCTTCGGATCGCCCGGTTCGTCCTAAGCCCTCGGGCTTATTAGAAAGGGCTCCTTCGGGGGCCCTTTTTATTTGTTGCACACCACCAAATAAAGTGATATATTGCTGCTAATCCGGGCTTTCCGGTGCATTAGACAGTCCCGGCTGACGACATACAGACTAATGCGCCTAACTTGTATGTAAGGAATTATCATGGCAATTACCACATTTAACGGCCCGGTCAGATCGCAAAATGGATTTATCGCTGGTCACCAAGTTGGCACAGCTAACGCGATCAACGCAACCGCAACAGCCACCGCAGCACAAGTTGCAACCGGCTACATCACATCTACTTCAGCAGCAGCTACCACCATCACTTTGCCTACAGGCACTTTGTTGGGAACACAATTAGGCGCTGTGCAGGGTACATCTTTGGATTTGTACATTGACAACACCGCTGGTGCTGATGTCGTTACGCTCGCTGTAGCTACAAACGGTATTTTGTCAACTGCAGCCGCTGACACTGCTGGTAGCTTTGGTGACTTAACTGTTGCCGCTGGCGCAACGGGCCTTGCTCGTTTCACCATCATGTTCTCCAGTGCAACTGCATACGTGTTTACACGCACAGCTTAATTGATCTTGGGGGCTTCGGCCCCCGCATTACAGGAGATTAATTATGGGTATGCAAACCGACGTTAAATCGCAACACGGTGGAGTTTCTGGCTTGATGGTTCCGTACCGTACTCGCCTTAAAGGAGCGGTTGTTTTTCCGTTTTCTGGTGCTACTGAGTACACTGTTTTGGTGGACGATCAAAGCATAAGTGGAACTTACGCAAGGGCCACCACAACAGCGACAATTACAGCAACTAATCACGGCTTGAAGGCGGGCGATTGGGTTTATTTGGACTGGGATTTGGCGGATAACCCGTACCAAGTTCAAACAGCGTCCACTGCAAATACGTTTACTGTTACTGTCGCCAATTCTGGCGCAGCCAGCGGAAATGTGACTGTGTGGAATGATGTGCTGCTGCAACTAGACGCATCAAATCAAACTGGGTACAGCGTACCAATTCCCGGAGAAGGCATCCTTGCTCATAACGGCATACGACTTTTCTTAGGCGCTAACACGCATATCACGGTGTTCTATGGCTAAGAAAAACCCATCCCTTGCAGTAGGTCGCGGTGAGAAGCTGCCGGTCTCTAAGGGGGCTGGGCTGACTGCCAAAGGCCGTGCTAAGTACAATGCAGCTACAGGGTCGAACCTCAAAGCGCCACAGCCAGAAGGCGGGCCACGCAAGAAGTCATTCTGCGCCCGTATGTCTGGTATGCCCGGTCCAATGAAGGACGAAAAAGGCAAGCCTACCCGTAAGGCTGCTTCACTAGCTAGATGGAAGTGCTGATATGGCTGAATTTAAATCAGTTATGGATAAATACCCGGCTTACGGGTCTGCTGCTTGGAAACGTAAAATGGAGCGGGAGCAGGCTATTAAGCCAGATACTACTCTAGAAGAGTTAGCAATTGGTCCGGGTAGCGTTGCAGTTTCAGCAATCCGCAAAGGACTAGCCAACGCCGCACGAAAACGGGGTCAATGGGTCACAACCCCTGAAATAGGTTCTAAGGTCCCTTATGAAGGTTTTAAACCCGTTGGGCGGTACGAGTCGCCATCTAAAATCCGCCGAGATCAAGAAATTGAATCGGGTAAAGTATCAATGTCTGAAGCCTTTAGAGATAGCACCATAGATGCTACACGAAGAGGGTATGGTGAAATGGGGGCGGACATAGTTAAAAGAGTAACGCAGGACAATGAAGATACGTACAAACGTGGCGGCAAAGTTTCTGGAGCTTCCAGCCGTGCAGATGGTATAGCTCAACGCGGTAAAACCCGTGGAAAGATGCGCTGATATGAACGCCGAAATACAAACCGCAAGAGAACTCGCCACACACGCGGCGGACATTGTCCATCTCCAAGAAGACATGGACAAGATGGCTAAAGACATGGCGGAGATAAAAGCTACGCTTAATAGCATCAACACTACACTTGCAGAGGCCAAGGGCGGCTGGAAAGTGCTCATGATGTTTGGTGGTGCAGGTGGCTTGGTAGGCGCAATGCTGACCCAGATCATCCACGCAATCCCCGGGGGCAAGTGATGCCCGCATTCAGTAACGCCGACAAAGGCATAAATTTTTAAAAGGTGGTGATATGGCTTCTAAAATGAACCCCGGCTTCATGGCAATGATGGCCAAGAAAAAAGACGGCGACAAAGGCAGCGCACTAGCAAAACACGCAGCTAAACCTGCTTCCAAAGCTCACGCTGGCCTCAAAGCTGGCGGCATGGCCAAAATGGCTAAAGGCGGCGGTATCGAGACCAAGGGTAAAACCAAAGGTAAACAGATCGTAATGAAGAAAGGTGGGAAGTGCTAATGGCTACTAATCCAATCGTCAGTAAACAAGAGCTAGAAGACTCTGGCTTTACAACCTTACGCGACTACCTCAACGACAAGCGTGGGCTGACCCGCAAGGGCCCTATGTCAGTCTCACGTCCAAGCCCAGTTACAAGGGACTCTGAAGCGCGTAACAGCCGTGGACGACCAGCGGAAAAAAATTATGCGGACAAGTCGGACATCATCGAATCTGGAACCGACGTAGCTATGGCGAATCGTGACCCTGAAGCTACCGCTAAATTTCTACGTTTGGGTGAAGCTGGTAACGGGCGTGGTTCATACTACAAGTCGGATGGCCGAGCCGTAATCCAAAAGCAAAACGAAGATGCCAATCAAATGCAACGTGAAGCGCGTCGTGGTATGAAAGCCGGCGGTTCAGTATCGTCAGCTTCCAAACGTGCCGACGGTATTGCTACCAAAGGCAAAACTCGTGGAAAGATTTGCTAAATGAAATACCCCGACGCCACCCCAGTGGACGAGCCTGTAGCTAAGCCAAAACAGGCGGCTAGCGCACCTAAGCAGGCAAAAGCCAAGACGTACCCTGATTCAGTCCCCGTGGATGAGCCAGTCGTAAAAAAGGCCAAGGGCGGGTCCATCCGTGGCGGCGGTATCGAGTCCCGTGGCAAGACCAAGGGTAAGATGGTCGCTATGTGCAGCGGTGGTATGACTAAGGGCAAGAAGTGATTGCCAGTCGCGGCATGGGGGCCATAAACCCCTCCAAGATGCCTAAAGGTGTGAAGAAGGCCCGCCGGGACGACACTGACTTCACACAATACGCTGAAGGTGGTACGGTCAATGCTGCGGGTAAACAGTTTGTAGCACAGCCAAAAGCAATTGCAAAGAAAACAGCGGGATTTAGATAATGGCAACCTCCGGCACCTCCTCGTTTAACCTAGACCTCACAGAAATTGTTGAGGAGGCGTTTGAGCGCGCGGGTTCTGAGTTGCGTTCGGGATATGACCTGCGTACTGCGCGTCGCTCACTGAACTTGATGTTTGCGGATTGGGCGAATCGTGGCATCAACATGTGGACGTTTGAGCAATGCACGATTAATTTGGTGCCCGGACAAGCCACTTACGCCCTTCCTGTAGATACCGTAGACCTCTTAGAGCACGTCATCCGTACGGGCGCGGGCAATGTATCTACACAGGCTGACCTAACCATTTCGCGTATTAGCGTATCCACCTACGCCACGATCCCAAACAAACTTTCCCAAGCCCGACCCATCCAAGTATGGTTCCAACGACTTGCTGGAGAACGCTCTGCAATAGGAACCACCCTTGCAAGCACCATAACGGCCACAGACACGACGATAACGCTCGCGTCAACAGTTGGCCTAGGCACAGCGGGTTTTGTTCTTATTGATGGCGAAACTATAAATTACGGGTCAGTCTCAGGGAATCAGCTTTTGTACTGCTCACGCGGGCAGGCAAACACTACGGCTGCTGCCCATACCGCAGGAGCATCCGTATACCCACAAAACTTGCCATCGGTGACCGTATGGCCAGTGCCTGATACCAGCACTGAGTACCAATTTGTGTACTGGCGCATGCGCCGTATTGACGATGCGGGCGGCGGTGTAAATACCATGGACGTACCGTTCCGTTTTTTACCCTGTATGGTGGCCGGCTTGGCATACCAGTTGGCCATGAAGATACCCAATGGCGCAGACCGCTTGCCTATTTTGAAGGCCCAATACGACGAGGCATGGCAGCTTGCTGCTGACGAGGACCGGGAAACCGCTCCCATACGATTTGTGCCCCGCCAAATGTTTATTGGTAGCACTTAATGGGTAATCGGTACGCGTCCGGCAAAAAGGCGATTGCGGAGTGCGATCGCTGCGGGCAACAGTTCTTGCTGAAGAAGTTAAAGACTGAGATAATCAAGCAACGGAAATACGAATTGTTAGTATGTCCTGAGTGTTGGGACCCGGATCAGCCACAGTTAATGTTGGGTACGTTCCCGGTAGATGACCCACAGGCATTGCGCAACCCACGTAGGGATACGACATACGTGGTATCTGGAGTAAATTCAGATGGTAGTTTGTCCGGTGGATCGCGGGATATCCAGTGGGGTTGGGGCCCGGTAGGCGGGGCTTCATTTTTTGATGTTGCGTTGACGCCAAATAATTTGGTTGCAATCGCGGGTGTTGGTACAGTATCGGTTTCATAGGAGTTAATCATGGCATTTACAAAATCCGCAGACGGTATTGCTTCAAAAGGCAAAACCAAAGGCAAGAATCTTGGTGATAGTGGTCCTTCCGTTGGCATCCAACATGGTGGCAAAGGCAGCAAGGGCGGCAAGACCAATGAAGAAATGCTGAAGCTAGGCCGTGGTCTGGCTAAAGTAGCTAACCAAAAGCGAGGCTAATCATGGCAACATTTAGCAAAAAATTGATGGGCAAGGAAGTGGGCGATGCTAGCGTTTACGCTGCTCCACACAATATGTCCGGCAAAGCGGTGGCTATTTCTGGAAACCCCGGCAAAGAGCCAAACCGTAGCAAGTTGGACGCCTATGATATAAGCGTTGGAAACATCAGTAAGTCCGCTGGTAACGAGCCTGTCAAAACTTCTGGAATTAAAATCCGTGGTACTGGCGCGGCTACCAAAGGTGTAATGGCCCGGGGACCGATGGCATAAGTATGAACTACGCTGCTCTTGTTACTGCAATTGCCGATTACACGGAGAACACGTTTCCACCTACGGATATAAATACGTTCATAACGCAGGCGGAGCAGCGCATATACAACACCGTTCAGTTCCCATCGTTGCGCAAAAACGTAACAGGTCTTCTAACATCCGGTAATAGGTACTTATCGTGCCCCACTGATTTCCTGTCCTCATACTCTATTGCAATAATCGAAGGGTACGCTACTCCCAACGAGACGTATCACTACATGCTGAACAAGGATGTCAACTTCCTCCGGGAGGCATATCCAAACCCTACAGATATAGGGTTACCTAAATACTACGCATTGTTCGGGCCCACCACAACCGCAGGAATTCCTCCGACGCTCACCAACGAGTTGTCGTTTATTTTGGCTCCCACACCTGATGCCGCGTACTACGCAGAGCTTCACTATTACTACTACCCAGAGTCCATTACTACTGCGCTAACCACTTGGTTAGGGGACAACTTTGACACCGTATTGCTCTACGGCGCGCTGGTGGAGGCGTACACCTACATGAAGGGTGAGGCCGATATGGTCGCCTTATATACTGCACGTTACCAAGAAGCGCTCGCACTTGCTAAACGTCTGGGTGATGGTCTTGAGAAGCAGGATAGCTACCGCAGTGGAACTTACCGAGTACCTGTACGATGATTGTCCAAACACAGACCACTTCGTTCAAAGCAGAGTTGTACCAAGGGGTTCATAACCTGTTGACCGATACGATTAATATTGCCCTTTACACGGCAAGCGCTAACCTTGACGAGACTACCACGATATATACCACCCTCAATGAGGTTGTAGCGTCCGGATATGCAGCAGGCGGAGCCACCCTGACTGGGGTAACACTTGGTACTTCTGGGTATACCGCTTACGTCAACTTTGCCAATGTGTCGTGGACTGCTTCGTTGACATCCCGATGTGCCCTAATTTACAATGCCAGCAAGGGGAATAAAGCCGTTGCGGTGTTAGATTTTGGGTCGGATAAGACCACAAATGGGTCCTTCACGATTACAATGCCCGTCAATACACCCACTTCTGCGCTGATCCGCAGTTCAAACTAGGAGTTTCGCATGTCCAATGAAGTAGCAAAATCTACAGATTCCGTAAGCGCCGGTATGGTCGCAGGAGCACAGTCTGTACAACAAGCCAGTGGTGGCGGTGTATTTACCATTCAGTGCTTCGACAAAGACGGAAACTTGAAATGGGAAGACTCCAAGCACAACCTAGTTGTAAATACAGGTTTGCAAGATATGAACACCCAGTACTTCAAAGGCTCTAGCTACACCGCCGCGTTGTACATGGGCTTGATTACTGGCCCCGGCTCTGGTACAACTTATTCTGCACTGGACACACTGGTGTCCCACGCCGGATGGACTGAGTTTACAAACTACACAGCCTCACGAAAACAAGTCGTGTTTGGAACTGCTACTACGGCAAACCCATCCGTAATTGCAAGCACTGCGTCTCCCGCAGCGTTTACTATTTCTGGCGCTGGTGGTACTGTAGCTGGCGCGTTCTTATGCACCGTAGCTAGCGGCACATCAGGAACTTTATTCTCTGAGGCAGACTTCCAGTCTCCCGGAGATCGTGTAGTTGTAGCTGGAGATACACTGAATGTGGTGTACACGTTCAGCCTGACCGCTTCTTAATAAAGTGAGTCTGAGTGTTTGGCTCCAGCCCATTTGCTAGTGCTCCATTTGCGTCTGGTGCTGGCGAGATAACTAACTACGTCAGCAGCGTAGAAGAGAATGCGGCTGTAGCAGATACCTTTACCGCGCTGGTTACTTGGCTGGGGGCTTACGCAGACGCTACGTCAGTAGCCGACTCAATTGCAGTAGCAGCGTCTGTGTTTAACGCGATAGAGGCCGAGGCAGGGGCAGTAATAGAGCAGGTGAGCGCCCAAGCAGATTTTGCGCCTTTCTACAACGAAGCTGCATCTGGACTTGATACACCTACTGTGTCCGCCTCGGACTTTAGCGCGGCTGCAGTTGAGGGCATAAGCGGGGTAGACACACCCTCCGCTATTGCAACGCTCGCATCCAACATACAAGAAGCTGCCGCAGCCCTCGACAACATGCACGGCTTGGCTCCTTGGGAAATCATAGATGATACGCAAACTGCTACATGGCAGGTAATTAAGGCTAGAACATAGGGGATTTATATGGCGCTCGTAGTAAAAGACAGGGTAAAAGTAAGTACTTCCACCACAGGAACGGGCACTATTTCGCTCGGCACTGCTGCTACGGGGTTCCAAAGTTTTAGCGTTATCGGTACAGGTAATACCACGTACTACGCAATCTCCTCTGCTACCAGCACAGAGTGGGAAGTCGGTATTGGTACCTTTACTTTATCGGGTAACACCCTATCCCGAGATACTGTACTGTCATCCAGTAATGGCGACTCGCTAGTTAATTTCTCTGCTGGTGCAAAAGACGTAATCTGTACATACCCATCTGAGCGGGCTATCTACTTGGATTCCGCAGGTTCGTATCCGGTACAGAACACATTTAACGCGCTCACCGCAGCTACAGCTACATTGACGGCGGGCACCATTACCACTGCGCCTGCCACAGGTAACGATCTGGTAAACAAGACTTACGTTGACACAGTAGCTGCGGACGGTGTTCACTACCACGCGCCTGTATTTGTTGAGTCTCCTGACTCTGCAGGTAACCTAAATGCTACTTACAACCAACCCGGCGGTGCTGGTGTGGGTGTCGGGGCTACGCTTACTAACGCCGGTACCCAAGTTGCCCTTACCCTAGACGGTATCTTGATGACTACTGGCAAGCGGGTACTGATATATGCACAGACAAACGGGGTACAGAACGGTGTGTACACGGTAACTACCGTAGGTAGTGGATCGACAAACTGGGTGCTAACTCGTGCTACAGACGCGGATACATACGCTCCTTCGAGCCCTAATTCACTTGGGGCAGGGGATGCGTTCTTTATCACCAATGGAGATACCGCTGCTGGTGAGACCTACGTATGTAACACTGCAGGTGTAATTGTTTTTGGCACCACCCCAATTACTTTTGTCCAGATTTCTTCCTCGCAGGTATACACCGCTGGTACTGGAATAAACTTTAGCCCAGCCACCACAATCAATATCTCGAACACTGCTGTAACCGCAGGTTCTTACGGTATTGCAAACTCAGTACCCACGATTGCTGTAAACGCCCAAGGGCAGATTACATCGGCATCCAACACGGCTATTGCCATTACATCTGCTGCAGTTTCTGGTTTGGCGGCTTCAGCTACAACAGATACAACCAACGCATCGAACATCACTTCTGGAACCCTTCCTGTAGGTCGGCTGTCTGGCAGCTACACAGGCATTACTGGGGTTGATACGCTGACTGTGGGAACTTGGAACGCAAGCACAATAGGCGCTCCATACGGGGGAACTGGTTTCGCTTCCTACGCGGTAGGCGATCTTCTGTTTGCCGACACCACAACCTCGCTGGCTAAACTTGCCGACGTAGCTGTTGGTAATGCGTTAATTTCTGGCGGTGTTGCTTCCGCCCCTAGCTGGGGCAAGATCGGTCTAGCTACCCATGTAAGCGGGACACTCCCAGTTGCCAACGGCGGTACAGGTGCAACTTCATCTACAGGTACAGGCGCGGTGGTATTGGATACCAGCCCTACCCTAGTAACTCCAGCGCTGGGTACACCCGCTTCTGGTGATTTCAGCACAGGCACATTCACATGGCCTACGTTTAACCAAAACACTTCTGGCACTGCGGCAGGGCTATCCGCTACGCTTGCCGCTACTTCAGGCGGTACAGGGCAGTCCTCGGCGTTTGTAGCTGGCGGTGCTGTGTACGGAGCTTCTACAAGCGCATTGGGTGTTACCGCTGCTGGCACTGCAGGGCAAGTACTAACTTCCGCTGGAACGAGTGCCCCTACTTGGTCAAACACCATAACAAGCCCTACATTAGTAACTCCAGCGCTAGGCACACCTACCTCTGGTGATTTCAGCACAGGCACATTTACATGGCCTACCTTTAACCAAAACACTTCCGGCACTGCGGCAGGGCTTTCAACTACGCTCGCAATTGCCTCGGGCGGTACAGGCGCTACAACTTTGGCTGGGGCTTCGATTGCTACTTACACGGGCACAGAGACCCTAACCAACAAGACCCTGACCAACCCAACGGTAACTGATTACACCGAAACTTCGGTAGTAGTTGGCACAGTAACTAGCGCGTACACCATTTCGTTGTCAAGCGGAACCGTGTTGACTGCTACATTAACGGCATCCACCGCATGTACCTTCACTATGCCGACAAACGTGGCTGGCAAGTCTTTTGTGTTGCTGCTTAAACAGGCGGCGTCTACAGGCGGCGGTACAGCTATATTTACAGACGTTAAGTGGGCACTTGCGGGGGCTCCAACAATCACAGCCGCTGCTGGTAAGATGGACATACTGACATTCGTTGCTGACGGTACGAATTGGTACGGTTCCTACGTGCAAGGATACACCCCATAATGTTTGCCGCCGTCAATTTCTTCCTTGCGGGAAATGCGCGTCTTCTGTCTACGATTACGATAAGCGCTGACACCCTAAACTACACGCTCGATACTTCCAAGGTATCCGGGTATGTGGCGGGAATTACAGACGTAACTTTGGTAATCAACAGTGCGGTTTATGTAGGTTCGTCATCTACAGGGTCTTATGCCCTTACGATTGACACCTCTTGGAATGTGTTTGACACGGTAACGGTCATAAACAATGGCTACGTAGTTGGCTGTGGTGGTGGTGGCGGTATCGGTGGCGAGTACTCCGCTACAGTAGGAGCGGGCGCAGGAGGTGCAGTTTACGCGCAGCGGCCCGTTACGTTTACGAACAATGGTAC